TGCTTCACCATAATTTGTCCAAGCCCCTCAAGCTCTTCTGTAGAAATAAGGGCAAACATAAGATCAGCAGTAGCAGGGAGACCAAAGGATTCACTAGTATCAGTAAGATCAACATCAGAGCTAGCATAACCAGAACGAGTAGTTTGAGTAGCAGAGCCGATAGGAACGTTTGCTTCAACAGCCAATCCTCTAAACTCTTCTGCAATACTCTTAATATATGAATATGAATTGATAGAACCACCCTGCTTATATCTGCTGGAAGCACATATATTGAGGTAATCAATGAAAATAATATCAGGTTCAAATGACTTCTTAAGTGCAAGTTCATTAAGAAGTGCTTTAAAATGTCCACTATGAGCACTTGCAGTCGGATACTCTTTAATTATAAGTTTACCATTAGTTTTTGATGCAAGTTTTGTCACTTTGTTTTCAAATGTTGACTTAGGAAGGTCCGTCAAGTCTTGGATTGGGACGTTAAGTAAATTGGCATCAATTCGTTCAGCAATTTTCTCTTCTGCCATCTCCATTGTAATATAGAGAACGTTCCGTCCTTGGAGCAAGACGGAGCTAGCCACATGGCACATGAATAGAGATTTGCCGACACCCGTACCAGCAAGCGCGATGTTAAGAGTTTTATTAGGCAAACCACCTTTCGTGATTTTGTTAAAGTATTCGAGATCAAATGGAGTTTTGTCTTCCTTTGTATGGTAGAATTCATATCTTTCTTTAAAATTTTCGAGGTAATCATGTCCAATATTATTATCAAATGATACTGCTAGAGCATCTGATAAAATAGAAGGAATTGCATCACGATTCTGTTTATCGTCTTGCCCATCAGCAATACTGATAGATTCCATTAGGGCAAGATAAATTGCACGATCCCGACACCACTTTTCAGTGGAATCTAGTAACCATTGATGATCTACTGGAGAGTCATTAAGAGAATTACAAATTTCCCTCGTTTCCTTAATTTCACTCTCGGTCAGATCTGTTCTATTTTCAACTTCAATATTTAGTGCTTCAATTGTAATTGAAGACCCATACTTAATAATAAAATGAACAATTTCTTGAAAAATTATTTTTTCAGTACGTTGCTCAAAATATGTAGGTTGGATGAATGGAATAACTTTTCGTGCATAATCTTCATTAAATATAAGGTTCCTAAGAATAGTTTGTTCAATTCTTTCCATATGAGAATTCAGTCTTTGCAATTTGATCCAGTTTCTCCATTACATCGGGAGTGAAATAAGTTTCAGGTTCTTTTAGAATTGCTTTTGCATATACCTTTTTTGTTTCACCGTCAACAGTCATTTCATAACGACCCGCAACATTTTTCCAAAGTCCACCAATTTCACCCAATTCGAGAAGTCCATAATACCTGTCAAGACCCCGATAATCATAAAATAAACGAATAGTGACTTCTTTGTTTTCTTTACTTAAACGCGACTTATTAGTCTTTGCCTTGATAAGATTTCCAACAATTTCTGTTCCGTCTTTCTCTTTTTTCTTACTAAGATGAATGATGGTACTGGCAGCATACTTAAGACCGGAACCACCACCCATCTCTTTAGTAGGAACGTAAGCACCAATAACATCATATGTATGGTTAGTAACAATCATGGGTATGTTAGCTTGTCCCAACTTAAGTGTTAGCATTCTGAATGCACCCTTAATAAGTTGAGATTTTGTCATATCACGAACTTGTTTATCATTAAGTGCATCAGTAATCTCTTTATCGGTCGAAAGCATACCAAGAGAATCTAAGACAAAAATACAAGGTTTGCGTTCGTCTATGGGTTTCTTCAAATAAATATCCACTGCTTTGAGTGCCTTACTACGAAACTCCTCAACTGTAACAACATTCACAACCACAGTGCGATTCAGATTAACACCACGACTCTCTAAGAGTGACTTATTGACAGCTGCCTCAGTATCAAAATACAAGCAATATCCATCAGGATTAGAGTCCAGAAAATTCTTAACCACTGCGAGGCTAAAAAAAGTTTTTCCAGTACTAGACTCACCAGCAATGGCAGTAATCTTATTCCCAGATACACCACCAAATAAACTACCTGAAACAAGTCCGTTAAAAATATATGAACCCGTGTCAACATATGTTTCTGATTCATCGATATCTGCTGCGAGTTTTGTGTAGTCATCACCAATCTCTTTTACAATATCTTTTAAAAAATCCATTATTCGAAAAATAGTTCAAGGTTTACAGTTTTTTCTACATTCCATCCAATTGCATCTAGAATAGATTTAAGTGGTTCTACAAAACTCTTTTCAAATTGTAGGTCATAGTCGATGTATTTGTCAAGATTCAATTCTCTTGGAAAGTCCTGAATAAAAGAGATCACATTCTCTTGAATAGTGTTTGGTTTCTTCAGATAAATGAACTTGATTTTCTCACCATTATTAATAAGTGAGTATTTATTTGTCAGTTTCTTTTCCTTAATATAATGATTAAAAAGAAGTGCTCCTCTACAGTGAATAGGAGTTCCTTTAGTATAAATGTTAGAATGAGACTTATATTTCACAACATCAGATACGGATCGAGGAAAGGCAATTTCCTCTGGTGGAAGTTGCTTAAACTTCTTACGTGATTCATCTATAAAGTTAATTACATCTTCTTCCGTACCACTCATCATTAACTTCAGACCATCTTTAATCATTTGACGGCAAGGTGCCGGAGTCGAAGATTTGACTGCCTCAATGCCCATCATCTTTAATTTAGGTTCAGTATATTGAACTCCCTCACTATTCCATACATTGAGAATGTAACGCTTCTTCGCAGTCCAGATGCCACGTTCTGCGATATTTTCACGTTTCATGATCATTTTTTGTTCATATGCCTGAACGTAATCCGCAAGTTCCTGATAAGAGTGTTCGATGAATGGTTCCAACTTCTCTTGACAGATTTTGTCAAGTAAGACAACAACTGCTGTTTTATCGTCAGACTTATTACTAAGAAATTTAGAAACAAGAGGTCCCATATTAAGATAGATTGAGTCAGTGTCAGATGCGATAACATAATCGACTTCTTCTGTTTGCAAAATCTTATTTAGAAATCCGTTCATCTTATTCTCAATCCAACGGATCGAAACTTGACCCGAGAGAGTAATTGCCTCAGCATTTGCAAGTTTATAATACCTAAAATACTGATTACCAATGGCACCATATGCAGAGTTGAGTTGGATCTTTCGTGCCATCTGGATGTTGTTGCAACGTGCAATTTCCTTTTCCAGTGCCTTCGTTGGAGTTTTTTCATAATCTTGCTTTGCTTTCAACATCTTTTTTTTATAGATGGTACGATCTTTATAAATCCTTTCCATCAATTCAGGCAAAAATCCACGAACATCTTTTCGATACATAGCACCATTGGCACATACCGCATTGTCCTTATACATCTCAAAGGTCAGTTCCTCATTAAGTATCTTATCAACGGTAGTCGATGGGTGTCGTTCCTCAAGTAAGGTCTCTGGTGAGATATTGTACTGCATAATGAGATGAGGATAGAGAGAATTGAGGTCAAAAGACACAACCCAATCATACTTTCCCGGAATCGGTTCTTTGACATAAGCACCTGCATACTTGGCATCTTTTTCCGAACGTTCTTTAGGTGGGATGACAATATTTCTTTTTTTAAGATAATTGTAAATAATTGCATCCCACATGCGAACCTGAAAGAATACATCATTGTAGTTTACTTTGGCATCATATGCCATAGTAATTGCAAGTTCAATTAATTTCATCTTGTCTTCCATTCGGTCAACAAGTTCTACGTCAATGATGTTATATTCTACGAACTTTTGCCATCCCTTAGTATAAAAATCTTTAAATGTATCAAACTCAGAGTGGTCAAGTTTTTTCTGCCCAAGTTCTACACTTGCAATGTAATCCAATCGATAGGACTCTTGTGCCTTATATGTAAACTTTTTATATAGTGTCAAATAATCGAGTTGAGTGATACCTCCAACATCATATGAAATTTGTTCACGTCCCATTACAATGGTTTCTCGTTCAGTAACAAGTCCCCACGGAGACATTCTTTTCATCAACTTCTCGCCAAGAATACGATCAATACGACGAACAAGATATGGAATGTCATATAGTTCACTATTCCACCCGGTAATAACCTCCGGAGTGTTTTCCTCAATCATCCACCAATTAATAAAATCATTCAGAAGATCATGTTCAGTGTTAAAACCTCTGTAAATAACATTTTGTTGCTTATTGTCGAATGATCCAAGACCCCAAGTTCGAATTTGCTTAGTAGCATAATCTTGAATTGTAATGAGAAGAACTTCTTCTGCTGCAGATTTTACATCAGGAAATCCATTCTCCGATGCAACCTCAATATCAAGTGTTGCGATCTTAATTTTACTAGTATCAAATTTAATTTCGTCTTCGGGATACATTTCGGAAATGTATTGATAGATATATCGATCATTTCCATAGATCTTGAAGTTTTCTACACCCTCATACTTTTTGATGAAGTCTCTACAATCACGAACAGATCCTGGTTCTACAGACTCGACACATTCACCCTCAAGAGTTTTATATTTAGTTTTTTTGCTAGAAGGAACAAAAAGAGTTGGATAAAACTTTTCTCGGACAGCAAAATGTCTACCATTTTCATATCCACGGACCAAAAAATGATCTCCAACCATTTGGACATTTGTATAAAATCGCATCAGTTAGTCTTTTCCAGATATTTTTCGACTAAAGATTTTTTAGGTTCAATAACAGTAAAAACATTATCAGAAACAATCAAGAATTCTGTTTGATCTGTATCGTCCTTTAACCAAGGTTTAAGATTATGTCCCTCCAAGATTTCATGAGGACTGATTAATTTCCAATCGGGAGAACCTAATTCATCTGGATCAAACTCAACAACTTCACTAATTAAAGTTTTACCACTTGAAAGTACAATAATTTTGACTATTTTCTCCACTAACAAAACTCCTAAACTCAATACATAGGTTCATTATAACAATAAAAAAAGGAGGAGTCAACCTGGATTTTGCCAGGTGCTCCTCGCGGCGACGATACAAATTATATTTATAGATAATCTTTACGTTTATGATGATCAGGAATAATCTTTCCAAGAGTAATAGTCAAAAGCCCATCCTCAAAATCAACTGATCTAACTTCCGTGTCGTCAGAGAGTGTCCACGCTCGTGTAAATGACCGTTGAGCCAAACCTTTGTGCAGATAGTTGGTCTCCGTTTCTTTATCTTCTTTCTGACCCTCGACAAAGAGTTTACCATCTTGTGTGTATACATAGACTTCCTTCTTTTTAAATCCTGCTAAAGCAAGTTCTAAACGAGATTCCACATTACTTATATTAATAAGATTGTACGGA